ACGAAAAACACCAATCTGACCGATGCTTAATTTTAAATTAACTCCTGGACTAATTCTGAAATCGTCTGAACCAGTAACCCTACACTAGATGAGAGAATAGATAGAATAATAGAACTTGTTACAGATGCTTATGATGCAGGTTATTACTTAGGTGGTTGTGGGATAACTAAAGATAAAGCTAAACAATTTATTAAATCTCTACTCCGAGAAGTAGAATTAGAGGCTAGGAAAGATGCTTTTGATATAGTCGGTAGGGTATTTACTGGTTCAGACGATTTCAGAATTAGTCCAGGAGTTAATTTAAAATTAAGCATCGGTCAGATTGGTGTTTTTCGTGATGGGATAATGTCTTTGAAGAAAAATCTTGATGACCAGATTGAACTCGATAACCTATTGGGGAGTAAGTAACTATGAACATTCAAGAAGAGATAAAACAGATAGTCGGAGAAATACCAAATCATATATTTGAGTATTTAGAGTTATCAGATGATATTAAAAAAGAATGGAAGAACGGTAGTGGTGCGAGCGATTTTGGCGGTCATAGAGCATTCGTAGAGACATTCTCTAAACGCGTTGCTAATCTAATCGCTATAAAAGAAACCGAGAGTCGTTTAGACGAAGAAAATAAGCAACTACATAGTGTAGCGTCCTTAATAGTTAATAGTAAGCCACATTGTAAAAATGGTCTTAGACTCGCTATAGAATTAATACATTCACGTATCGAAGAACTTGAACAGCAACTACTAAAATTAAGAGAGGGGAAGTAATGGCTAATAAAGTTGATGAAATACCAGATTTCAAACTGAACAATCTTAGGGGTGATTTTATACCAATTAGTCAAGCGATAATAATGGTTGCACGAGTAGTCAATAAACTTGTAAAAGAACACAATAATATTATTGATGAATTAAGATAGAGAAAGTAAGGTATGAAAGCATATTTTAAGTTTGATATTTTCTCAGGTTTTTACGAAATACCTAGCGAGTTATAATATTATAGAGTGCCTATACCAATACCAGTTAATATGACTAGACCAGATTACGAAAAAATAGATATGCCGAAAATGATTACATTTAGACATAGTGGTAAAAAAGTATTTATGGGCTAGCAAAACCCCGAAGCTCAATGGGTTACGGAGTATATCAAAGACCGTATTAAAGAGCTAGAGTAGAATAACTAAATCAGTAAATTAATCAATTGGATTTAATACAAAATGTTCTGGCTAAATACCGGTATTAAAATGGAAATATTAAAGTACGAGTATAATAGGTCTAAATTGCTATTGCATTATGTTTAACATGAGTGTACAATATAGACATAATCAAATAGAAAGGGTTATCAAATGATAGACGACACAGTATCAACACCAGAATATTGGAATACAATGTGCGAAGAACAAATGATTCGTATCAATTTTTATAAAGGCAATAGTGACGATGAGGACTTTAGTGAGGTAAGCGATGAAAATTAATATCACTATCGTTCCAAGCGATTATGAACTCATAGAATGGGTACATTGGTCAACTAACACTATAAAATTATCTGAATTTATAAACGACCCAATAGAGCCAATTAAATCAGTCGGATATGTAACAAACCATCAATTCATAGCATCAACATGGGAAGAACTATGAACATAACAGCTAAACAACAACTCGTACTAGATGCTATTAAACAACATCCAAAAGCAGCAGATGATGACGCACTGCTAATGGCGACAGTCTGGTCAAAAGAGGGATGGGATGATAGTTTGTCATTATACGATAATTTATCACACGTAACACGTCCTGAAACGCTGACACGTAGACGTAGAGAGCTTCACGACCTAGGACTAGTAACTTATTCATCTGATGCTGATAAAACTCGCTACGAAGCCTTTAAAAGAGAAATAGAAGAACATATCGCAGTAAGTTGGTTAAATGACTAGCCTTCACATAGATTTACTACAGGTTTTAATAATCTGCCGAGAAATGTTCTATATATTTATCTATATATCACCACTATTAACAACGCTTGTATTATTTAAACTAATAAAAGGGATAAAATGTCATACGCAGAAACAATGATTAAAAAGTTTGGATCAGAGGAAACGTGGAAAGAATACGTTAAAAGTATAGCTTCAAAAGGTGGTAAAAATAGTTCAGGTTATGCCTACGCACATGGAAAAGTATCACCATCTGAAAACGGAAAACTAGGTGGTACTAAAAGCAGACGAAAACCAAAAGTGGTATAATAGAGTAAATACAAACAACCAAAAAATATTATTTAACGATTGGGGATTACATTAGTAAATCTAAATTGGAAAAATTAAGCCTGAACTTCGAGTTCGACCGCAACTTACGAGAAATCAAAAAAGATATTAAGATTAGAACAATAAAATAACAACCTAAGCGTTACTATACAATGGTAACGCTTTTTGTTATACTATATCTATTATGGGCGATACTAAAGGCAGACCAACAACTTATACAGATGGCATAGCTGCTATTATATGTGAGCGCATATCTTTAGGAGAAAGCCTTAGAACTATAACTAGCGAAGATAGTATGCCAAATAGGGCAACAGTTCACAATTGGCTATTGTCTCCTGAACATAAAGATTTTTTAGACCATTACGAGGCTAGTAGGGTGTTACAAGCCGATGTTTATGCTGACGAAATGGATGATATAGCACACGATGAGACAGTTGATACGCAGCGAGCTAGACTTATTATAGACACTCGTAAATGGGTATCCTCTAAACTTAAACCAAAAAAATATGGTGATAAGATTGATATGACTACAAACGGCAAAGACTTACCAACTCCAATTTTAGGAGCTTTAAGCCGTACTAATATCAATGATGATATAATAGAATAATAAATGATAATACAAATAGGCGATAATGATGCCAAAATCACGGACTTGTACAAAAAATAACCAAATTGATAAAATATATAACGTCATATACGATATAATATGAAATATATACCAACTACAGCTACCAAAAAACTAATGAAACTATCCAAACGCATTAAAGGTGCAGCTGGTGGTACTTCTGCCGGTAAGACTATATCAATTATTCAAATACTCATAGATAAAGCCCAATCTGACAAACGGCCAACACTAACATCAATAATGAGTGAGTCAATGCCACACCTTAAACGTGGTTGTATTAGAGATTTCCTAGATATTATGGAAGATACTGGTTACTTTAAGCCAGAACTTTGGAATAAAACCGACTTTACCTATACGTTTGAGACTGGTAGTAAGATTGAATTCTTTTCACTGGATATGCCACACAAGGTGCGTGGGCCTAGACGTGATCGTGGTTTTATTAATGAAGCAAACAACATCCCTAAAGAAACATTTGAACAACTAGAAGTTCGTACTAAAGAAGAAATGTGGCTTGACTGGAACCCTACAAATAGTTTTTGGTTCTATGATGAACTAATACAACGACCAGATGTTGATTTTATGATTCTAACTTATAAGGATAATGAGGGGCTACCAATATCTATCGTAGAATCTATTGAAGCTCGCATGGGAAATAAGAACTGGTGGACAGTATATGGTCTTGGGCAACTCGGCGAAGTTGAAGGTAAGATTTATAAAGACTGGCAAATAATTGATGAGATACCACATGAAGCACGACTAGAACGATATGGTCTAGATTTTGGATATTCTAATGACCCAACGTCTATTGTCGGTATTTACTACTATAACGGTGGGTATATTCTTGATGAAGTAACTTACCAAAAAGGATTAAGCAATAAACAAATATCAGATATACTAAGTAACATACCTAAAGCGCTTGTCGTAGCCGATAGCGCTGAACCTAAATCTATTGATGAGATTAAATCTTATGGTATTAACATAATACCAGTTACTAAAGGTAGGGACTCTATTAACCAAGGTATATCATATGTTCAAGACCAGAGAATTAGTATTACCAGCCGTTCAACCAATGGTATAAAAGAATATAGAAATTATTTATGGAAAACTGATAATAACGGAAAAATACTAAATGCGCCAATAGATATATGGAACCACTTTCTTGACGCTGTTCGTTATGGATTTGAGGGTCTTAAAGGACAAACGCAAGTTGTTCATGCTTTTAAGCCTAAAGAAATGCTGTCAAGAAAGAATATGAATAGGTAGGGTGAATAATATTAGGGGTGGGACTTAGCTAACCGCTCAGTATCCGAACCCACTCCTATTATAATTTACGCTATTGCATTAGCAGTTTATATGATATAATTCAATTATCGGATACGGGCTAAGGACACAAAATGGTAAAGACCAAGAAAAACAACGGCACTGATGTTCTAACTACCGTAATTACTGACTTTAATTCAGCTTGGGAATATACTCAAGGCGCATGGCATAATCGTTGGCAAAATAACCAGTATTTATATAACGGAAATCGTGTTAAGCGTGGCTATGTTGGTATAACTGATACGTTTGTTCCTATGTCTTTCTCTACCGTTGAGACTTTAACGTCTGGGCTTTTTGGATCAAAACCTAGGTTTGCGTTTTTAGCTCCACAAGAAAAAGCAGACCAGAAAACTGATATTCTAAATTCATTGCTAGATTACTATTGGGATAAAGACCAATGGAGTCTTAAAATTATAAACACAGGTCGTAATATGTTTAAGCTTGGCACGTCTGTTGATTACTTCTTTTGGGATAAAGACCACCCACGTTTATTAAATGTTCCAATACGGGACTTCTTTATAAGCCCAACATCTAGTTCATTAGATGAATATTGCACTAGTTTTTGTGGCAGACGTTTTTTAACAACTATTGATGAACTTAAAACTTTTGAGATAGTAGATTTTGACGCTACTCCTGACGCAGATGGAAATTATCCAATGAAACCTAAGTATTCTAACCTTGACTCTATACCGGCAAATGGGTCTACTGGAGAGAACACCGACAAGCAAGAAAAAGATATGTGGTACGGTTCAACCGTTAGCGAAGCCAGCAAAAAGCAAATTGAAGTAATTGAATACTGGACAATAGATAAAACAATCTCTATTGCTAATAGGTCAATTGTTATTGAGGACTCCGAAAACTATTATAAAGCTAAAGACCGAGCAAATGGCACAAAATATCCTAAGGGATTATTACCTTTTGCTGACGCACGAGATTATGTTGATGAGTCTTTATTTTATGCTAAAGGTGAAATAGACATCATAGCTGATGAGCAAGAACTGCTCAATGATATAACGAACCAGAATATTGACTCTATAACCTTTACACTTAACCAGATGTATACACTAGACCCTGACTATGCTCATATGTTGAGTGAAGTAGAAAATCTTCCTGGTGCAGTATATCCATTTAAAGCCGGTACATTAGTCCCTATTCAGCAACGACCAATTCCTCCTGACGCTTTTATGGAACGACAAAACATCAAGAATGAAATTAGAGAAACAACTGCGTCAAGTGAAGTAGTAAAAGGTGTAAGCTCACAAGGTGCTAAATCAACTGCCACAGAGATTAACGCTCAAGTAGCTGGAGCTGGACAACGGTTTAGCCTAAAAGTAACCCAGATTGAAAATGGATACTTCTATCGTATGTCAAAAATAATCTTTAGAATGATACAACTATATGTTACTGAACCTATGATGGTTAGAATTATCGGAAAAGACGGCGCACGTTGGGAGGAATTTAATCCATCAGAGTTTAGTGGAGATTATGAGCCACGTGTACAGCTAGAAGCTACTATTAATAACGAAAAACAACAAGACGCTAATAATGCCAAAGAATTACTTGGAGCATTTCTAGGTGACCCAGAAATTAATCAGGTAGAACTCAAGAAAATGGTGCTAAGTAAGTCGTTTGACCTTGACCCAGATGAGGTTGAACTCCTAATAGCCCAACAAAGTCCAATGTCGCAAAATAATTTACCACCTGAAATGCCACAAATGGGAGCGCCTGTTCCTGATACTAAGCAAATGATGGAGGAGCAAAAAATGACTCAAGCCGATGAAAAACATCAAGTTGAATTGGCTATGAAAGTTCAGAAGTTGCAAGAAATGAGAGCCAGGGCTGGTGTGTAATGAAACAAGACCAATTAAATACGGCCTACGATAAATTCTTTAATAAATCCGATGAGGGTAAGTATTTTATTAATTATGTAAAATCAATCATAGATAAATCACATAAATTATCAGAGGATAACCCAGAATTAGCAATGGCTTACTCGCAAAAAGCAAAAGGCGCAAGAGATATAATCCAACATATACAAAGTGTCACTACAGTGATTAAGAAAGGTAAAAACATTTTATAATCATAATTCCTAGCAGTAGTTCGGCAATATTATTAACACCAGCCCGTGTTACGTCCGAACTACTGCTAGGGCTGGTGATTTAAAGAAAGGTAAAAGATGGAAGACCAAACCACAACCAACGCTCCGTCTATCAACCCTGCTATGTATTGTTTAGTTATCTTCATAATCTAATTATCCACAGTGTAGGTCGTAAGACAAAACCTTCCTGAGGGTTATCCACTTCTGGACTTTCCCCGTT